GCCCTATCCCGGTCACCTCAGGCGCCCCTCGCTACCACACAGAGGAAGTAACTACTAATCATGGGCGTTGTAACTTATCAGATTGCTGGTAAGCCATTACCTCACCAACACAAGGTGACAGTGGATACAACGTAGACCACGATAGCAGGCTTCGTATGTGATCGCGATATTTGCCTGAGGGAAAGGAGGACTACCCCCACCTCCAGGTTTTCCGATGGCCCAACCGGTGAAGACACCGGGGCGGACATCCGACTAACTGGACGGTGAGGATATCGGACTCTTCGGCACTCTGCTGTGTGCTGAACCCAGTTTCGATAAGTCCTCCACGTTACCTTTGCGTCCGTCGTCCCTTACGACGCCGCGCGGGAGGTGGAGGAACAAATCCTGGAGTTCGTACAGCCTCGCAGTCCTGGGCTACTTCCAATAGTAGTCCATCTGAGATGGCCTCACGAGCTCCGGGTTCGTTCCACTCCACCGACAGTGGTACGGTAACGCCAATCGAGCGGAGAATGTCTTGACCCATCTTTGTCGCTTCCGCGGCTTGGATGAGAAGTTTCATATCTCCACTCGGGGCTATACCTAACACTGCCGTCACCGGCCTGTCGGACGGGACCACAGGGCGAGACAGATCAGTAATGTCCATGTCTGACACTCCCTCAGTGTCATCACATAACATTACTGCTAAGGCTGGGTGACCATTCTCGATCAGAGCCCGACTGAACCTTAAGTCGGTATCTGAAACGGAAGAATCACTCAGCGGTACCTGCTGACCAGAGATGATCCACCCTTTGAGAAGGGAATCAACTGTGGTTAACAGGGCCTCTCGCCACTTATCCCAGGACGCGCGAGCTCTTCGAATTCTTCGGATTTCGAAGACTCGCTCGATCTCTTGGAACAACACTCCATCCCAAACAACTATGTTGTTTGAGCCTAAAGCGGTGGTAGCCGGACTAAGGTCGGGTGAGCCCAGAAGGAGGACCCTTATAAAGTCCTCTATGGCTGACCATCCGACCCCGCCCCACAGCGCTTGGCGTGAGAACGGAGCTGAAGGACCAGCAATAGAGATCAACAGGTAACGCCACACTCTCTCATACAACCCCAATGTTGTATAAGAGAGATAAGACGAAAGGACCGACGCCAAATCAAACTTCCATCCTCTAGTGAGCATAACATCTATCCAGACACGGAGTCCGGATAGGTGCAAGCCTACTAGGGATAAAAGCCGACCGGGTATCCCTGAAATCTCATGCCCATGGTAGAAGTGGCGTTTTGCAAACTCAGCAATGCCCGCTCCTACTACTGATTTGGATTGATTGATTTCAACTCCAAACCAGGACATGAGATCCAGGTATTCAAGAGCTACGTCTTCTTGGGCGATAACGATATCGTCTCCAAGAAGGCAATAGTCCTTGAATAAGCCCTCTAGTCCGACCCTGTGAGCAGCCATCTGGACCACTACATGATGGGACAGCGCGAATGCTGCCCAAGATGATAGTGTGCCCATAGGCTGACCACAGTTGTAGCGGTAGCTTTTACCTTTGTGCCAGTACAATCTATCAGTCAGTAGGGATAACCAACTTCTAGCTGCACTGACCCCTATAAGGTTGCCCAGCACCAAGACCGTGAACTCGGCCGGGAATCGATCAGTGGCCGCTGATAAATCATAACAGAACAGCTTGTTCTGCTTATCAGCCGTCCATTGACGAACCCGATCCGAGGCGCGACCTTGGTCCCAGGTACCGTCCATAGGCAACTGCTTCAGCACCTCCATAAGGTACTGATGTAGAGGCTTACAAACGGACTGGGTAAAGTAATCTGAAATGGCGAAGAGGCGTTTCTTCCCCCCTGCTTCATCTTTAATACCAAATCGTCCAAGGACGAATTGGTGTTCAGGTGTAAAGCGGGAAAAGGAAGGACGTACTCGTAGCCACTCAGAGCTCAGCTGGGCCAAGGTGTCGACCTTCTGAACTTGGGTTGGAACTCCCAGGGCTCGTGCCAGTTCTACGAAAGACTGCCACAGCCCGCTCTCCTTAAGAACGAGAGCGTCCCAATGGGCGGCCAACACACTATGACCGTTGGGGCCCATACGATTACTTCGGTGAAGAATCGTTGGTTCCTCAGCGGGCTTAGTGTAAGGCCTTACCTTCAACCCCTTCAGAGCCAACTTGATCTCGCGCTGTAGCCTCTCCGCCCGCAGAGGAGTTTTGGGAACTCCCCATGTGGAAGGGTCGGTTACAGTCTGAAATTTCGTTGGCCCCTCGTGGAAGATAACCCTGGCAAACCCAAATAGTGTCAGAGCTACCCGAATGGACAAGAGATCCCCCCTCAAAATCCCTTTCCGGATGGGTCCGGGAAGGATGAGAGGGAGGCCTGCTCTAAGTTTAATAGTGGAGACCTTGGAAGGGTCCCCGCTAAGAAACTTGAGCAGTACTCTCGTACATTCTTTAAGGTAGATGCTTACCCCCGGTTTCCCTCTGGAGAAGTGGATTTTGTCCACCCTCTGGAAGAAAACAGGAACGGAAGCAAGCAGGCCCACGGAGACTCCCAGAGCGCCTAGGGCAAACTGATACAGTTTGACCCAGGACCGCTCGAATACTTCTGATACTACTGTCTTCCGGAGTATCAGGAATGATGATGTGATAAACATTATTATTTTTGATACGAAGGAAGGCAAGTAGACCCGATCGAACGGGTGTAGATTGGCACAGGGGCTACCGCACTACACGCGGTCGGTATGGGGCCGATCCTCGGGCGGAACGGAGGTTTAGGTTAGGTAGCCGGTCCCTTAGTCTCTATCCTGCCTTGCAAAATAGATTCTTCGGAATCGGGTCTAAGGCAGTGACCGCCCCAGGGCATAAACCCTGGGGC